AATCTGCAAAATTATTTTTCAGATTCTTAGATTATTTATACTTTATTAGGAATAATCACGGGGATGTTTTGAAATATTCTTTAAATAATGCAATTAGAATTTTATTGCGAGTTCGAAATATTCTCTGAACATAAACATATCCATTACGTCAGGGCTATCACCACCTATAAGAACCTTCATTTCGTCTTTAGGTATTACGCTTAATTTATTATCCATGTCGGGTTTTGCCTTGCGTATTGCTTTGCGTTCATACATAAGACGTTCTTTTATTGTCATCTTACTATCATACATCTTATTGGCTACCTCGTTAGATACGCTGTAATTGCCTTCATTGACCGATTTTGCTGAGTTGAAATAGCATTGCGATTTTAAGTTAGTATATGCTCTCTTATCTATTCCTATTGGCGTTCTGTTGTTATTGAACTGATTCCCATTTAAAACAAAACCACCCAAATAAGAGCCTACTCCATCATTATCATATACTATCCTTGAATTTGACACGTTATGTTTTTGAGCCATTTTAGTTATAGAGTCTAAAACTTGCTTACCGTCTGTTTTATTTATAATCTCAATATCAATTAATTCTTTGCCATCCCATACACCAATTATATACTTATTAGCTCCTTGCATTGCTATATCGGCTGTTATGTATTTGACGCCTGTTTTGTTTGATTTAAGGCTACCAAACATATCTTTAAAGGCTGTATGATTATAAAGCTCTTTATCGTTTACTACATGCTTCCAATTACCGTATAATAATCTTAATTGTTCATCTTCACTTTGAGCTAATAAGTTAGATAAATACTCAGGATTGCTTTTCATTAGCTCTTTATTCTCATAAATAGAGCCAGTAATAAAAGTAAATGATTTTATGTAGTCCGATATTTTAGAACCTTCATTTGATTCTACTAGCTTATCAATGATAGGTTTCATCTTTAAATATACTTCATCTATACTATCACCCCATATAGTTTCACCAGCATTTACCATGAAGTATCTAATCTTCCCGATACGTTCTTTAATGGGATAGCCTGTATCTTGGTCAATGAACCACTCAATGAATGAAGCTACCCAACTATCAGGGTCAGGGTTCAACGTTGCCCTTACATACGGCTTAATGCCACATACGGAGCGATTCCGACTTAATAAATAAAAAAATTGTTTCTTTGAAAAGTGAGTTAATTCGTCAAATCCGATAAAAGGAATCTGTGACCCCTGCCATGAATAGGCGTCTTTGTCGTATTCTAAATGCGAGAATTTAAGCTTATTACCGTTGTTAAATATCCATTCCCTACTACTTTCTTTTTGTTTGGCAATGGTTTGATAAAGACCTACCGATGTATCCCATAATCCGCCCTCATTCGTAATTTGTGGCGTTGTTCTTCTAAATACAACTGCTCCGAATCCTTTTACTGTTGTGATGTGTCTTAAAGGTTCTAATAATAACGAATACGTCTTTCCAACCCCTGCTCCACTCCCACCAAATACTATATCTGCTCTACTTGATAGAAACTTAGTTTGAAATCCTTGCTGTGGACGTATAATATTATTATCTACTCCCATAATAAATACAAAAGTAGCTCATTAGGCTACTTATTCTTAATCTCCTTGTACATCAAGTCTATTGTTTCTAATAAACAGTCTATTACGTCTTCAACATCTTTACTCCTGTAAACTACTTCTTCTGGTTTTACTAGTTCCGCATGGGTATGATTGTCAAACAAAAACTTTTCTGTTTGTATCCTAACTTTATCTATTGCTTCTTTCATTTTGTCTATTTCCTTGGATTAATTATATGATTTTAACATTAAACCTTTTATTCATAATTACCTGTATCGGTTTTATCTAATTAATCCCTTTCATTATCTGGCAATTGGAATATTTTCACTTGATTTATCTTATCTCCATCTGTTGTAACGTCCTGATATGATTGCGATAGGTTCATACGTTCTTCTTTATTGCAAATTAGCTTCATAAGCCCCATTTGTAACGTTGCGTTATCAGAATCGTACCATCTTTTGCGTAATGATACTTTTGTTTCGGTTCTATTGATTTCTAATAAATCCTTTAGCTCGTTACTTTCGTCACTATCAACGGGGAAATATTCGTAGTATGTTTTCTTTGAAATAGGCAAATAAGACACAATGTCTTCAATAAAATAAAGCTTATGTTTTACAATTACGTCTTTTGCTTGTTGTAGTATTTTTGATTTATCGTATCCCATAATTAATTATCTATTGGTTCGTATTTAACTGCATAAGTAACAGGTTTATATGTAAATTCTTTCTGCAAATATCCTGCTACTATTAATTTGTTTTCTTTGTCTTCAAATATTGAATTTACGGCTTTGTGCAAATCTTCTTCTGTCTCGTAGTCTTCCCTTATTGTCATAATTACATTATCCGCTACGCTATTATATTCATATACTAAGATATATTTATCCATAATTAATTAGCTTCTAGAGCGTTAACAATCTTTACTTCACCACTTCTGTATACTCTTACCTTTTATCATTGTCGTGTTCTGTTTCTTTAACGAAGTTTCCTACTATTTCTTTTTTTTCTAAAAGCTCGTTCTTTTTTGTAATAATTTCTTCTGTATTTGGGATAACCAAACTATTGTCTTTCAATACAGTCGCTACTCCTTCGCTTTTAATTTCTACTGCTTCTCTTTTTTGCTTATAATATTCATTAGTTTTTTTAATAACATCAAATATTTCTTCTCTTGTTGGTTCTCTTTGTTGTTCTTCCTCAATTACCGTTAACGAATAATAAAATGGAACGTTTGCTATTATCTGTTTATTTTCGTCAAATAGCAATATTGACTCGCTTGTTGTTACTATTGAATGAAACTGTACTTGATAAAGCTTTACGCCTCTGTTTTCTACTAGTGCTTTCATATTATTTCGTTTTTAGTATAGATTTTTATTTTTTCTAAAATACCATTATTGTAATCATACAATATCATTCCTGTTGGAAATATAAGGTGTGTGATGCCTAAATTAATATCTATTCTTTTTTCAAATCCCAATAATTCCAATCTATGTCTAATTACCCCCTCTCTATGTTGTATTTCCAATGGCACATCTTTATCTATAATATCGTATTGTTCTTGATATTTAGCTTCGATAATATCTAGTAATATATCTCGTAATCTACCTTTTATGTCTACATTTACATTTCTTACCCAGTACATTACTTTAAATCTTTTAACTGAATATTTGCGAACTTTAAACCATTTGCCGATTCTTTGAATACGCTTTTACCTTGATATTCGGCTTTTATCGAGATTATATCTCCGCTAGTGTAGTTCTTTGCTAGTGTAGCGTAGAATTGCATATCTGAGTATCTATTTCCGTACATACCTATTACGCTGTCTAATGATGCTGGAGGTATTTCGTAAAATACTGATGTGTTGGTAGTACATTCTGTTTCACTCCACACGTTAAATTTATCGCTTCTACGATACACGTAAGGCACTTTGTTTGATGTGATTGTAATTTTTACATCATTAATGTGAATGTCTTTCGGTGATGGTGCGTTTTCTTGTCTGTTGCAAGATAAAAGTAGCACTATTGCGAGTATTATTGGGATATTTTTCATTGTTCTAATTTAAAAATTGATTTACTTCCTACTAAATTATTACGAATATCGTAAGTTTTTACGACAAATTCAACTAATTTTTTCCCGTTGAATGTTACTATGCGATTTATTGTGCTTGTTGTCATTGTTTAAGTATTTTTCTGTGTAAAATATTGTTTTCGTTTTGGGTATAAATTCGTCTTTACGCCAATCTTCGATAATAGTAAGTATATTGAAAAATGGTGTAAAAACATTTAAGTAAGCCCCTGTGTTTTCTTCTTTGCCATAATTATATCCATGAGGGTGATAGAATATCTTCTGAACTGCCCTGAATGCTAAATAGCAAGTAATCGCATAAAATACTATTACTGATACTATGATTATTATTGCTGTCATTGTTTAATCGTTTAAATATTGATATGCAATACAGTATTTTTCTAGTCTATCAAAGTCTTTTTTACGTAATCCTTTGAGCCTTGAAACTTTTGAGTTATGTTCTAGGTCTGCTTTTTTAATTGCCTTTGCAATAGGGTGAACTACAATAGCTTTAATGTAGTCCATGTAATCAGTTT